GGTTGGCAAAATCTTCTTTTAAGAAAATGTAAGAATAGAGTTTGGATTGGTAATAATCACTCTCCTTTATTGAAAGATTTTGAGTGTATCACTATACCTAATTACTATATATTTGATGAGAGTAGAGACTTAGTTGAAGAATGTTCTGAAACTATTGGGTATGCTGCTCGTTTTGAAAGTCGTAAGAACCCACATTGGTTAAGTGGGCATAACTCAAAAGTTCTAACTCACAAATATGATTATTATAACATATCAGAAATGTATAACTTTAAAAGATGTAAGTTTTATGAATTTGATATGAGCATACATCGTAATTGGTTCATCGATAAGAGTTGGCAAATATTTCACGGGGCATATAAAAACGAACCATTTGGGTATTCGATATTCGATGCCGTAAATTATGGAAAGTTGCCAATACTACACAAAGATTGGGGAGTGGAATGTAAGTATGAATACAGAGTGGAAACTAAAGAAGATTTTGATGATTTGGTTAGGGAACTTATAGAAACTCCATATAAGGTTAAGCTAAAAGAATTCAAAAAATTGAAGGTTTATTTAGAGGGGTTTAGTGATAAAAATAAATGGGTAGAAAAAGTTGGAAATCTTATAAATAATTCGTAATTTTGTAGATTAGGATAATTATATTTAATAGATGTTACAGGATTTAAACTACATAAAAAGATACCTCACAAACAATTTAGAGTTTGATTTTAGAGGTGAAGAAGAGACCGTTTCCGTTCCTTATAGATGGTCTCATGGAGCTACTGATACATATTTAGGGGATGGATTAATCGTATATTCTATTATTCAATATATGAGAGCTAAGGTGTGTGTATGTTTAGGAAGTGGTGGTGGATTCATTCCGAGATTAATGACACAAGCTAGATATGATTTACATAGACAAGGAATATTTGAAGGCAATCCTGATTTCAATTATGGTGATATAGGCTCAACATATGTAGTGGATGCAATGAATGGAGTTGGTGGATTAGTAGATTGGAAAGATGAAGAATCATTTTTTAGAAGAACATTTCACCCTAGAATCATAAACACAACTACTCAAGATGCATTTCATAATTTTTTTATAATGCAAGATATTAAAATAGACTATCTACACATCGATGCAGGGCATTCATATGAAAATGTGAAAGAAGATTTCGAGTTATATTCTCAAATTATGAGTGATGGCGGTATTATATCAATGCACGATACTGATCCTAATTACCACGATAAATTTATTGTAACACAGGAAGTTAAAGATAGAGGAGAACATGATGATTGGAGTGGGCCTATACAATTTGTAAAAGAAATTGATAATAGTAAATGGGAGATTTTAAATCTTTTTAATCATGGTATTGTAAAAAACAAACCATCATCAACGGGTCTTACTTTAATTAGAAGAAAATGGTAATCTACATTAGTCCTGATGAATTAGAAGAGGAATTTAGAGAAAGTTGGAAAAGTGGATTTATAACCCAACCTTCAATCGATTACGCGGATAATGCAATTTATGCAGTGTTTGAAGGCAAACTGGTAATAATATTCAGATTTAAAAAATATGGATTTATAAATGATAACCGATATAATAAATATTTTGTATCCGCAGGTAGTGCAGGAATTGTTATAAGAATAGAAAGAAATGAAACCTAAATTAGTTACGGTAACTGGTTATAGAACCAACACATTAAGACAAATGTTATCTCATTACAAGAAAGATGTAAGTGAAATACATTTAGTTAATTACTATTCAACTGATAAAGACAATAGACAGGAATTTGAAAATGCAAAAGAAATCGCAAAAGAATTTGGGTGTATCTATTATGAAAGAGAAGAAAGAGTTTTTAATTGGGAGGCGGTAACAAAATATTATAATGAAATTAAATCCCTATATCCTAAAGATTGGTGGATAGTTTCAGATGATGATGAATTGCAACTATATTGGGATGATATAACTTCTATAATTGAAGAATGTGAACTTAATGGGTGGGAATTTGTTACAGGTGGATTTATAGATAAGATTGGGAAAGATGGGGAATTTCCAATAGTAGATACTAATACTGATTTATGGAAAGAATTTCCAATATCAACTTTTTTTAGATATCCTATGAGTGGAGCTTGTCCAAATAAAGTTACTCTTATGAGAGGTTCAGTTGAACTTACTCCGGGTCAACATTATGCAAAAATAGATGGGCAAACTACTTGGAGGTGGCAGGGGTGGAATCACCCACAAAGATATCCAATTGAAAGAGGATTTACACAAGTTCATCATTTTAAATGGGATAATAGTAGTATTCAGAGAATTAGAGATGTTGCGAATACAAACCAACCATACGCATACTCCGAAGAATATCGTAGGATGTATAAAGAATTAGGGAAAAGCAGATTCAAAATAAATTTAAAAGATTTTGAAGAATGGACTTGGAAATCCGAAAAATCATTCGTATCTTTCGGTAATTGGAAAAAACTAACTAAATTAATTGTTTCGATATAATGACAGGTGCTAAAATAGCTATAATAGTTCCTTATAGAGATAGGAGAGAACAATTAGATACATTTGTTCCCCATATGGTTGAATTCTTTAAAAATAAAGATGTAGACTATAAAATTTTTATTGTGGAGCAAGCAGATGATAAGCCATTTAATTATGGTAAATTATGTAACATTGGGTTCTCTTTATTCAAAGAAGGATTCGATTATTTCTGTTTTCATGATATTGATATGTTGCCGGTGAGTGATGATTGTGATTACAATTATATTCACATTGGGGGATACCCGGTTCACTTATCAACAAAGGTATCCGCACACAATTTTAAATTACCTTATTTGGAATACTTTGGGGGAGTTGTGATGTTTTCTAAAGAAGATTTTGAAAAAGTAAATGGATACTCAAATGAATACTATGGGTGGGGATTTGCGGATTTAGATCTTTTACATAGGTGTAGAATTAATGATATAGAGTTAGATGAAGAAATTGTTTTTCCTCGCATAGACTCATATTACGAATTCGAAAAAATAAAATTAACCGATAAGAGATATACTGAAAATATTAATTACGCAGATTTTGGTGCAGCGGATTTATATCTAAAGATATTCCCAAATCCTCAATTAAGAGATATTACTAGAGATAGTTTTTCGGTATCATTGTGGTTTAATTCCCAAATGGTGGATGAAGAAGAATACTTAATAGCGTGGAAAGGATTCAATACAGGAATATCTCTGCAACCAGATGGAACTGTAAGGGTAAATGTGTATGATAACAATAGACAATATTGTTTTGCATATAAGAAGTATGAAGTTGGAGTTTGGAATCATATAACTTTTGTTGTTGATTACAATAAGGAGTTAATTGAAATGTATTTGAATAGTGTTAAAGTTCAATATACAGGCGACCAACAACCTTATATGGTTACTCCTTTATATGATTATACAAGTGAGCATTTGTTTTTAGGATGTAGTAGTCTAAATACTGCACAATATCATGGTAAGTTAGCCAATGTTCTTTTATTTGATTATGTGTTAGAGCAAAGAGAAATCGATAATCTTTATTTAGAAGGATATAATAATGAAAAAAGAAATACCGATTTAGAGCCGGTTCTTAATGTAAAATTTGAAAAAACATATAGAGATTTTATTTTGGATGATTCGATAACAATGAATCATGTTAAGATATATGGGCCAGATTTCGGTAATTATTCCCAATATATTAAACAAGATGTAATTCAAAAAACATCTAAACTATCAGTTCCATCTAGAATTGTAGGTAAATATCAATCTCTTATTCACGATGAAGATGATAAAATAACTGAAAAGTTTTATAGCTGGGATCCAGATATTGTTCAAAACTCTCAAATATATTTTGATGAGGTATTGACTGGAAAATTGGATATCAAAAAGATTGGGTTAAATTATTTGAATTATACAATATTATCGGAAGAAGAATTAAATGAAAAAACAAAATGGATAAAAGTAGTTCTTTAGTAAAAATGATTATCAATAATGAGGTAATCGTTGAAAAGGCAGAAAAAATTGCAGAAATATTAGAAGAATTTGAAAACAATAAAACAATAGATAATTTCTCTTATATGTTACCTATTATCTACTCTTCATTAGAAATGATGAGAGGATATTATGGTAATATAAATTCACCATTCCCAACAGGGTTTTTTAAAAAATCAAACAATAAAAATAAATAATATGGCTACTACAAAAAAGACTGAGAATCAAAATGTTGATATCGAAGAAAGAGCAGTTAGAGCTTTTGAGAAGATAGGAACATCATTAGAGAACATTCAAGATTGGATGTATGAATTAGATACCAAAGGATGGTCTGAAAGATTAGAATGGTATTTGAATGAATTCTATATGATTGCAAAAGCAAAAACAATCGGTAATACCGGAAGACCTGATAAAACAACTGAAAGACCTCAATAATTAAATTATGGCAGACCAAAAGAGTTTAGAAGAAAGACAAGTAAGAGCATTAGAAGATATTGCATCCTCTTTGAGAGATTTAAACGATTGGATGTTCGAAATCGATAAATCAGCTTGGGGTACAAGAGTTGAATGGTATTTACATGAATTTCATACAATATTAAAAGCAAAAAATTTAGGCAGCGTATCTCGACCAATGAGAGATTCAGAAAGACCTACTGATAGCACAAATCAATAAACTATGAGCAAATTAGTACAAATGTTAAAAACTTCTGCAGAAGCAGAAAGAGCAAAGGCACTTCTTACTTTGGATTTATTAGAAAACCATCCAGCTGGAATTGGCGACCATTCAACCGGTGATTTCTATAAAAATGCGGAGGAAGCACTTAATATGTTAGCGGATGCAGATGATAGATTGGAAGCTATTGAGAAGTACTTAGTAAAGAATGAAGAAAAGTAATACCAAACAAGAACAAAAGAAATTAGCAGTAATCGTTCCTTATAGAAATAGGGAATCGCACCTTAATGTCTTTGTTCCATATTTGGAAGAATACTTAGAATCAAAAAAAATTCCATTTGAAATTTTTGTAGTAGAACAAAAAGATGATAAGCCTTTTAATAGAGGTAAGTTACTTAATGTTGGTTTTAAAGAAAGTGGAAATGATTTTGATTATTATTGTTTTCACGATGTGGATATGTTGCCTATAAAGGTTGATTATTCATATTGTGAAAGACCTACCCACTTAGCAAATACGGTTGATGGGGAGGAAAGTTTCTACAATTACTTCGGTGGAGTTACGATTCTAAATAAATTAGATTTTAAAATAATAAATGGGTATTCCAATGAGTATTGGGGATGGGGGTTTGAAGATGATGATTTGATGAAGAGATGCGTTCAATGTAATTTAAGTTTGGACACAAAATCTTTTGGAATAGATAATGAGACATATAACCTTAACTATTTTTATTTTAATGGTATAGATTCATTTATTAATATTCCATTCGAAAAACTAAAACCAATATTATCTGATGATTTTTCTATTTCGATAAAATTCAAACCAGATGATGTTGTAACTGATGTGAACAGAGAGTATGATGAATACACAGTATTTTGTATTCCTGGATTCAACTTTTCACTATCATTCAATAGTTTCAACCGATATAAATTAGAGGTGTGGAATAATGAAGAAAAATCGAAGAGTGTTGTAACTGATATTAGTCCAGAAATGTGGGTTCATGCAGTTATCACCCGTAACTCAAGAAATAAAATGATTGAGTTATATATCAATAATGAATATATTGGTGGGGAATTTGTAGAAGAGTTATATGATTACAAAGATGTAACTGATTTTTATATAGGTGTAGCAAATCCTGTTAAAAACTATGAAAACTATTATTTCAAAGGGTTCGTAAATGAGTTTTCTATTTTTGATAAAGCATTAGCTAAAACTGAAATAGAACAAATATACAAAGAATCGGCTAGAAAATCTTTATTGAATAATTTTGGAAAATATAAAGCATCTAAAAACCTTAAAGCATATTACGATTTTAAACATTATAGAAAAGATAAAATGATTGATTTATCTTTCAATGGGTTTGATGGAGAAATTATTAACTGCCAAAATAATACCTTTATTAACAAAAAGTTTATGATAGAGGCAGTTGTTCCATATAAAAAAGATGGTTCATTTAAATCTCTAAAGCATAGCAGTAATAGTGTTGAAGGAAATAGATGGATACATGATGAGACGAGAAAAAATCAAATACGATATAATTCAATCAAAGATGAAATGATATTCTATTCTATTGAAGGATTGAATACATTAAGATATAAAAAAGTAGAAGAAAGGAAATTAAGTGATAAAACTAAATTCATTTCAGTAGAACTATGAAATTAGGAGTTTGCGTTCCATATAGAAATAGAGAAGAACATTTGGCGCAATTCTCACCGAGAGTTCACAAATTTTTGGAAGATAGGGGTATTGAGCATAAAATTTATTTTGCCCATCAATGTGATGATAAATTATTCAATAGGGGTAAGATGAAAAACATTGCAGCAGATGTTGCATTTAAAGAGGGATGCGATTATATTGTTTGGCATGATATTGATATGATACCAGAAGATGATAGCTGTGATTATTCTTATAATCCTGATTCACCTAAACATTTAGCGGTTCATATATCTCAAACTGATTATAATTTAAAGTATGAAGAATACTTTGGTGGGGCGGTATTATTTACAAAAGAGCAAGTAGAAAAAACCAATGGTTATTCGAATGATTATTGGGATTGGGGTATGGAAGATGATGACCTATTTTGGAGATGTTCATTGAATGATATGGCAGACCAAACATATATCAGACCTAAAAATGATTATTATGTTGCTAACTTTAATGGTGAAAATTCATTTATTGAAATCCCACAAAGCCGTTCAATCAGATTTTTGAGTAATCGATCTCATACTCTTTCATTGTTAGTTAAAGCACATCAACAAGAAGAAAAGATTCCGATTTATTTAATTGGTGATTATAATAGAAAGTTTTGGGAATATCCTGTCTTCAGAAGACCTGGATATGATTATGGTATATCTTATAATAACAGTAGAGCATTTACATCAATGTTATGGAATAATGAGGGTGAGATGCAATATATGTGGATGAAACGATATGAGAATTTATGGACATGGGTTACTCTTAAAGTTGATTCATATAACAAGCAAATACATTTTTATTTGAATGGTAGAGAAACCGATGCAAGATTTGGAACAGGTGTTCAGTCCCCAATGGAATATGTAGGTGATTTAAAAAGATATGGAAGTGAAAGTTATTTTTTAGGAACTTCACCATCTATTCATAAACAATATCCTAATAAATTTTTTAAGGGAGAAATTGCAGAAGTAAGGTTATATGATAGATGTCTAACTGATAATGAAATTAAACAAATACCGTTTGAATGTGAGGAGAGTGGATTACAATTGCATTATGATTTCAATTCTTTTAATGATGGGCTAATAGAAGATTTATCGGGCAATCAAAATAATGGTAAAATTTCTAATATTAATTTTTCAAAACAAACTATTGAAATACCATCTACTGTAATCCCATACAGAAGAAATGGTAGATTTGAATGCCTTCCTCACAAAAGTGAAGGTTTAGTGGATGGTAAATGGGCAAAAGGAGAAACTACTGCGAGAAACGAAAGAAGATATGTGTTGGAAATGCAGCAGGGTAAATACGATTGGAAAAAAGATGGTATGAGCAATTTAACATATGATTTGTTAAATGTAGAAGATATAGGAAATAATTCAGTTTTAATTAATTGTAAATGTTAAACGAACACTTTCAGGCAACAAAAGAAAAATTAAATGCAGTTGGTAAGGGGATGTGCTTAGCCAAATGGACTCAAGTTACATTGCAATTACAAACTGGTCATAATCACAGTTGCCATCACCCAGTAACACATAAAATTTCAGAGATGGAGATTGCACAAAATCCATCGGCACTTCATAATACTTCTTTTAAGAAAAATAGAAGAAGAGAAATGTTGGAAGGATTAAGACCAAAAGAATGTGATTATTGTTGGAATATAGAAGATAATTCATCGGATTTCTCTGATAGAATTTATAAATCAGCGGAGCCGTGGTCTTTACCATATTTTGATGAGGTTTTAAAAACAAAAGGAATAAAAGATATAAACCCAAAATATGTAGAGGTATCGTTCTCTAATATATGTAACTTCAAATGTTCATATTGTGGGCCTGCATTTAGTTCCCAATGGATGGACGAGATACAACAACATGGTGCGTATCCGACATCAACCAATTTTAATAATTTAGATTATCTGAAGGGAACTGATCAAATGCCAATTCCTCACAATAAAAGAAATCCATATGTAGAAGCATTTTGGAAATGGTGGCCTGATTTGTATAAGGATTTACATACATTCAGAATCACAGGTGGAGAACCTTTATTGGCAAAGGATACTTTTGACATTTTAGATTTCATCAACGAATCTAAAAATCCTAATAAGAATTTGAATTTATCAATCAATACTAACTTAAATGCTCCTGAAAAAATATTCAATGAATTCAGAGAGAAAATTAAGAAGTTGATGAACGAGGATAGAGTAAACGAATTTATTTTATTTACTTCGTGTGATGCACATGGTGAAAGAGCAAACTATATAAGACATGGATTTGATTATAATTTGTTTATGGATAGAATCAATTTATTATTGAGTGAAAATCCTAAACTTACTATCATCATTATGAGTACTTATAATGCTTTATCGGTATCATCGTATAAAGGGCTAATCAAAGATGTGTATCAGATTAAAAAGGAATATCATAGTGCGGAAAGATACTATGGTAGTTCTATTATATTAGATAGTTCGTATCTTCGTTGGCCTCCACACCAAAGTGTTAAAATATTAGATACTGAATGGATTGATGAAGTTTACTCTCAGGCTCAACTTATGGATTTTTATGAGCAAGTTAGAGTAGGAGATGATGGTTATGGGTTTACGGATATTGAAATTACAAAAGTAAAGAGAATCGCGGAATGGATGAAAAATAGAGATGATGATTCAACTTTCTTGAAAAATCGAAAAGATTTCTTTATATTTGTAAGACATCATGATATGAGAAGAGGGACAAGTTTTTTAGAATCATTTCCTGAATATGAAGAATTTTATAAAAAATGTAGAAAAGGAAAAGCATAATGATATTTTATATACCAAATAAATCCTCTAATAGCACTAACATTAAGAATTTCTCTTCTTTGAATGATGGTTATTCTATTCGGTTTATGGGAGGATACGATAAAACAAAACCATTTGGGTATTTGTGTAGAAGAAATTTATCATCTGAAACACTTATCATAGATGGAGGTAAATTACATTTCCAATATAAAGTTGGAGAAGAATATTTTTCTAACATAGTAAGTGATATAAATGAACAAGGATTTGATTTTTTTATTAAGATAGATTATAGAAGACAGAAGTTTGTTTATGTTGATAAGAAAAATAAAATTGAATATGATTTTAAACCGGATTATCCTACGGTTATAGATGAGAATAACTATTTTACATTTCTTTCAGATAATGTACATGAGAAGACAACTGATAAAAATATATTAAATGGTTATTTAAATAGATTAGTTATTTACGATAGATTATTGGAGGAACATGAAATAAAGTTTAATTTAGGTAGAGAAGATATAATTGAAGAAAATAGTATATTCACTTCATTGGATACCTCTGAAAAAACAAACTTTAAAATATTTGATAATAGTGGTAATGGTAATCACGCTTTTATATCAGAGCCAGTTAAATTTAAACACGATAAAATAATGGATTTTGTAGCAAAATCCAGACCAAACAAATATGGATAATACCGAAAAATACGCAGAAATACGAAGAAAACTTAACTCTGTTGGTAGAGGATTTTGTTTAGCAAAATGGAAGCAAGTTACTTTACACCTTCACATTGGACAGAATCATAGTTGTCACCATCCTGGAATACATAAAATTGTAAAAGAGGATTTGGTTGATAATCCTTCTGCACTTCACAACACCAAATATAAAAAGGAATTGAGAAGAGAAATGTTGCAGGGATTGAGACCAGCAGAGTGTGATTATTGCTGGAAAGTAGAGGATAATTCAAATGAGTTTTCTGATAGAACTTTTAAATCCGCAGAAGAGTGGGCATTGCCACATTTTGATGATATAAAGAATAGTTCTTATATGGAAGATGTAAATCCTTCATATGTAGAAGTTTCATTCAGTAACACTTGTAATTTTAAATGTTCGTATTGTTATCCGCAATTCTCAACTCAATGGTGGGAAGAAATTGAGCAGTTTGGAGCGTACCCCACATCGACTCGCCACAATGGATTAGATAATTTAATTAGAGAAGGTAAGCAACCTTATAAACAAACTGAACACAATCCATATGTTGAAGCGTTTTGGAAATGGTGGCCTAATTTATATCCATCATTATTAAACTTTAGGATTACTGGTGGTGAGCCACTTTTGCATAAAGATACATTTAAAGTATTTGATTATGTAATTGATAATCCAAACCAAAAATTAAAATTGGCAATCAATTCTAATTTGGGTGCACCTGAGAAACTTTATCAGAACGCAAAAGAAAAAATTAAAAGAATTAGTGGGGATGGATTAGTTAGAGAATTTATTATTTTCACATCTTGCGATGGATGGGGTGAGCAGGCAAATTACATTCGTAATGGGTTTGATTACAATCAATGGTATGATAGATGTGCGGAATTATTAGAAGAAATTCCTAAATTGACAATTTCTATTATGGGAACTTACAATGTATTGAGTATCCCATCTTATAAAGGTTTAATAAAAGATGTATATCAATTAAAAAAGGAATTTACAAACCCAGATAGATATTGGTTTTATCCAATTGGGTTAGATAGTTCTTATTTAAGACATCCATATCATCAGGCGGCTAATATCATAACTGACGATTGGCACAAAGAAGTTTTTGAGCAAGCTCAATTGATGGATTTTTATGAAAGTTTAGGAACACAAAATCCAATCGGATTTACTGATGTTGAGATTCATAAATTAAGAAGAATATATGATGTAGTTGTTGCTCCTAAAGAAGAGCATAGTATAAAAAGAGATAGAAAAGATTTTTATAGATTTTTTAGTGAGCATGATAGAAGAAGAGGAACTGATTTTGTAAAAACCTTTCCAGAGTTAGAAGAATTTTGGAATTTATGTAAAAGTATAAGATAATGAATCATTTGTATTTTAATAAAGATATAAGTTATAAAGTTTGGGATCAATCAACTTTTAATACTTCTAAAAAGCCAAATCTTAAAACATTCTTTCAGAAAGATTTTACAATTTATAGTAAATTTAAAATTTCAAAAACTGAAGATAATGGCGATGAGATATATGGTTTATTTTCAAAATGTGGTTTACACTCAGGTGTGTTCATCAATAAATCAGATAATTTATATGTTATAAGTGCTCAATTGTGGATGACAAAACCAATAGATGCGGAAAACATAAACATTACTTTTATATACGATTTCAGAAAAGAATGGCAAGAAATATTCTTTTCAGTAGATTATACAAATAAAATATTAAGAGTTACTTATAACGGTGAAACGAAAGAAGCACCTATAACTTATCCAATTGTAAGTTACGATAATACTCCTTTATTCATAGGAGCAGCGGCTCCAAACTATGTAGAGCCACATTTACATCAATATTGTTGGTGGTATAAAGGATATATAGATGATTTAATTATTATGGAAAAGGCATTGAGTAAAGAAGAAACGGATTTATTTAATCCTGATATAGTGAGAAGATTTACATTGGCAAAATATAAATTTACATTTGAAAACTTAAATAGATTTAAAGTTTGGGATGGAAGTGGAAATGGAAATCATGCATTACTTTATCAAGATTATAATGTAAATGATATTCAAAATAATATTATAAACAAATTAGAAGGAGAATGAAAATTTTAATAACAGGAGGCGCGGGTTATTTAGGTTCGGTTATAGTTGATAAAATGTTAAATGCCGGACATGAAGTAGTTGTATTGGATAAATTATTATTTAATCAAACTTCATTATTACAATATACATCTAATTCAAATTTTAAATTCGTTTACGGAGATGTTCGTAATGAATCTCTTTTACAGAAACTTTGTAAAGAAGCGGATGTTATTATTCCATTGGCAGCAATAGTTGGGTTTCCTGCGTGTGCATCAGACCCTCAGTTGGCAAAGGATATTAACTTTAAACAAATAGTTAATATTGTAAGGTTTGCTCAACATAAAAAGATTTTATATCCGAATACCAATAGTGGGTATGGCATTGGAGAAGGTCAAACTGAATGTACCGAAGAATCTCCACTAAATCCAATTTCAGTATATGGTCAGACTAAATGTGATGCTGAAAACTTTTTGAGAACAATGACTAATGCTATTACATTTCGTTTAGCAACTGTATTTGGTGTATCACCTAGAATGAGAACTGATTTATTGGTAAATGATTTTACTTATAAAGCAATTACGGATAAATACATTGTAGTATTTGAGAGAAATTTTAAAAGAAATTTTATTCACGTTGAAGATGTAGCATCCGCATTTCTCTTTATGTTAGAAAATTATGAGAAATATAAAGGTGAAATATTTAATGTAGGGTTAAGTACTGCAAATTTATCTAAGCAAGAATTATTGGAAAAGATTCAAACTCATGTTAAAGATTTTGCGGTATCTTACAACGATTATTATGAAGATCCTGATAAGAGAGATTATATCGTATCAAATACCAAAATAGAATCAACCGGTTGGAAACCGGAGTGGGATTTAGATAGGGGTATAAATCAACTCATTATGGGGTATCAAATGATAGTACCGAAAATGGGTTCTGAATTTAGAAATGGATTTCCTTTAGGATATGCTAATAATACATAATATAAAATTTGATACACTTTCTAATAACGTATCTTTAGATGGTAATGCAGCTGAATACGATGAACAAAATCTGAAATATATCAAAGCTGGTTTCATTGATAAGAATACTGAATATTATCAATCTTTTGATTTACCCGAAGAGTTTCATAACTTTGCAAAGGATATTTTTTCCGAATATTCTTTGAGTGTTATAAAACAAATGCCAGGACAAACAATACCTACCCATTTCGATACATTTTATCAATTTTGTAAAAAAGTAAACTGCGGTAAATTGGATGTGTGTAGATTGAACTTTTTTTTAGAAGATTGGAAATCTGGTCATTATTTTGAAATTGATAATGAGCCATATACTAAATGGAGAAAAATGGATTTCAAAATAATTAGATATGGGCAACCCCATCTTAGTGGTAATATGGGAATGGAGCCTAAGTACACTATGCAAATAACAGGTTTATATGAACAATTTAAGAGGAGCAAAGCCTATACCGAACCCAAATATCAAACAAGATATTATTAGTTGGAACAAGTTATCATCAGTTTACGATGATACCATTTTACAAAAATTCAAAGATAAATTTGTAAGTTGGATAGCAAGTTCAAAATATAATAAATTAGAGGGGTTAGAAAACTATAAAGATATTAGTTATGTACATGGAACTATCCAATCTTTTGATCATTTTTACCTCCTTCAAAAGAAAAAAAGATTTCGTTTTTTAAAAGGAGAATTTTTCTATCATAAATGCAATTTTCAACATGATTGGAATTGGGAATATATTGAAAATGATGAAATAAAGAGAGGGGATGCCGTAATATTAAGTGTACCATTTTCTGATTACGGAAGACAACATCCTTTACTAACGCAAGAATTTTTAGATTATTGTGATACGAATAGCATTCCTGTAATGCTTGATTTTGCATATTATCCAATGGCAAAAAATATAAATGTAAATCTTAACCACAATTGTATTCAACTTATCACTTTTTCTCTCTCAAAAGCTTTTTATGGAATGGAACATCTAAGAGTTGGAATAAGAATGGTAAATGATTTTAGACATATAGATGATGGTGTTGGGGCATTTAATGAACAACAAATGGTTAATAGAGTAGGTGCAGCAATTGGATATGAATTAATGAACAAATATTCAGTTGATTATAACTGGGATACTTTTGGGGAAAAATATTCTAAAATTTGCAAAGAAATGAATTTAGAAGAAACCGATTGTGTAATGTTTGGAATAGGTGGAGATGAGTATAAATCCCTCAATAGAGGAAGTGATAAAAATAGAGTTTGTATAAGTGATCTTTTAATATGATAAAAAATTTAGAACAATATCCCATAATAAGGGATATAACACAGACAAAGGAAAGTTTAATTGATTTTGAAAATCTTATTGTTTCACATTGGGAAGCGGGTAAGATTAGAGGCCCAATTCATCTTTCAAATGGAAATGAAGAGCCTTTAATAGAAATATTTAAACGAATTAATTCAACCGATTGGGTATTCTCAACTTGGCGTTCACATTATCATTGTTTATTAAAAGGAGTTTGCCCTGTGTGGACAGAAGAACAGATATTAAAAGGTAAATCAATTACAATTTGTAATTTAGATGAAAAATTTTATGCATCTGCAATTGTGGGTGGAACTCTATCAATTGCATTAGGAGTGGCAATGGGATTGAAGCAAAAGGGGAGCGATGAAAAAGTTTGGTGTTTCTTAGGAGATATGAGTTTTGAAAGTGGTATATTCTATGAGGTTCATAAATACGCAAGAAACTTTGATTTACCACTATACTTTGTAGTTGAGGATAATGGAGTTTCAACATATACTCCAACTGAGGCAACATGGAAAACTAAAAGAGAAGTGCCAACTGATGTAATTTGGTATTCATATAAATCAAAATATCCGCATTACGGAAGTGGAAAATGGGTAGCGTTTTAACATTATTATTTGAGGAATGGAAAGAAGGAAGGCCTACACCTAATGGAGAGAAATTTGGGTGTGGGTTTCCTTATTGTAGTGAGTATATAGATACTCATTATATAACATTAGATGATGTTGATAGATATGATAATATTTACTTCCCAATTAGCTTAAATTCAGATTTTTTTTCTATTTTCTCTGAAAACTTTTTTTCATCGAGAATACTGAAATTAATTTTTGAGCAAAAAATAAAAGTTTTATTGTTGAGAGAACATGAGGGGGGTGGAGATCATATTTCATTTTTTAATAACTTAAGAGATTTAGTTGGAAAGCATTCTCTTAAATTTACTTCTTTCTACTTAAATTTTGCTAACAAAAATTTATCTAACTATTATAATGATAGTTTAGGTGATGTGGGGGTGAACATTAATGTATCCGATTGGTTATTAGAACATACCTCATTGGTAGTTCACAGAGCGTTAGAAAATGATACAATAAATGACTTAGGGTATAAATTTGAATTACCATCATTTACAAATGAGGAAAATAGGAAATATAATTTTTTGTGTTTAAATAGAGTTCCAAAGGCACATAGAGCCGCCTTTTTAGCAAGATTATATAAACAGGAAATTTTATATAAAACCGATTGGTCTTTATTATTTTCACCTTATGAATTTTCTCCATTATTTGGAGAAGAGAAAACTGAAGATGGTAAGAACATTTTTACAATAGAACATTTTTCTAAATATTTTGGAAGAAAGGATTTGGAAAAACATGAACCTTACTTAAAATACATTTTCTATACAAAGAAAAAAAGTTATTACGAACCCAATTCTAAAAGTTTGTTTAATTTTTTTGGTGATACAAAATCAACACATTTTAAAGAATCTTATTCAAATTCATATTGTAGTTTAATTACCGAAACATCATTTGAAAATAATGAAGAGCATATCACCGAAAAAAGTTTTAAACCTTTTATCAATCTCCATTTAGGAGTTTTTCTGGCACCATATAATCATTTGCTAAGAATTCGTTCATATGGATTTGAAACATTTGAAAGTATTTGGTCTGAAGAATATGACACCATTATTGAGCCTAAAGATAGAATGATAGAGGTATGTAGAACAATAGATTATTTAAATAATTCTGATATCAAAGCAATATTTAGTGATGCGAAGCCTATATTGGAACATAACCAGGAACATTTTTTAAATTTTTGGAAAAGAGAAAGCTGTAAAAAATATTTTAAATCATTGATAAGTGGAAAATAAATTAAGAGAATACACTACGAGTTACAAATACTTTTATAATAATACTCATGTATTTGTAACATCTGCTAAGGTAGGTAGTAGGTTTATGAAATCAATATCTGAGCATTTGATTATAGAAAACTATAATCATCCTTTTTCAGAAAAATTAAATGAAATGTGTTTTGATCACTTTTATTTTCCATTAAGAGCTGATTTCATAAATTATGCGCATGAAACTTTTTATAAAAATAAAGAGGTTGTTTTTTTGATAAGAGACCCAAATAAAAGATTTGTATCTGGATTAACCACTATGATATCAATATTAGACGATAGGTTAATATATTGTAAGGAAGATGGTAAATCTTTTATGAAAAGTTATTTTGATTCAAGTATTTCAGAAAATCAATTAGAAGTTGGTATAAAAATTTTTAAAGAAAATTTGGAAAAATTTTTAAAAAATTTTGATGAAAAATCTATAAGAGATATATTGGTTGATAATATTTTACCTGAATCGATTTATAAGGATGCTCATGTTGAGTTACATCATTATATGGCATATCGTTATGTGAATGATTTAAATAAAATGGGGTCTTCGGTAAAATGGATTGATATTGAAGATTTGGATACTCTGTTAAAAAGTAGAGAGCATACTGAATGGGGATATAGTGAAAAAATGAATCCACATAAATTCACACATCAGAAAACCCCATATTATAAATTTATAAAAGATAATTTAGATACTTGGAAATCTCAAATAAAAGAGTTATCTTTCTATTTAGATTTAGAATTAGAATATTATAATAAAATACAAAAAGAATATGAAGTTTTTCTATGAAAATATAGATTTTAAAAAAAAACCAAATGGTAATGGATTTTGTCAGGTTTCAAATTTAGATTGGAATTACGGTCATGATAACCCGATATTTGAATTAAATAATGAAGACCATATAATATGGAATCTATCTGTTATGGGGGAAATGAACTCTAATGTTGTAGAGCAAAATAGAAATTATATTGAAAATGCTTTTGAAAAAATTAAAGATAAACCAAATGTTAATTTAGTTTTTTCTAATTTTCACGAAGGAACTAATCTAAACTCATTTTTTTCAAAATTAATTTTACTAAAGGATCAATACGGTATACCTTCTAAGCAAATTATTGTTGTTACAAATAATAAATATTCCCAATTATTTAATAAGCATGGTATAGGTGTTATTCATAAACCATATCTTTTTGGATTTTTAGTTGATCATTATAGAGATTTAAAGGATAATTCAATTGAACATAATGGGAGTGAAATAGGATTATTAAAACCATTTGAATATATCAGAACTCCAAAAAAGAAATTTTTTCTGAGCTATAACAAAAACACAACGAAAACCTTTAGAATTCAATTAATATTGTGGCTAATTAAAAATGGAATGATTGATGATAGTTATATATCGGTATTGATTAAAAATAATAATTTTAATATCAGAGAATTGAATTCAAAAGATGTTGAATTATCGGATTTAATTAATTATTATGAACAATTTGATAAAATGGGGTTTAATGTATTAGATTGGGATTACCCAAATCATCAGAATGATGTATTTTCAAATTTAAAATATACTACAAAGTCCCATTATGCTGATACCTATTTTAATATCATTAGTGAGACATCTTTTGAAAATAATAGTTTAAATCTTACTGAGAAAAGTTTTAAGGCATTAGCTAATTCTCACCCTTTTTTGATAATTGGTGATATGAATTCTAATCAATATTTAAGAGATTTAGGATTTATAGAGTATTCAGATTTAATAGATTATACATTTGATTACGATCCAGATAATCATAGAAGATTGAGTAATGCTTTAGTTGAGGTTAGAAAGATTTATAATTTAGGAGGTGAAAAATTAATAAAATGGTATAGAAATAATATTTCAAAAATAGAAAGAAATAGAGAACATTTTTTTACATATTCTTTTTCTAAAATGATAGATGAAACAATAGAAGATTTAAAGAAAAAAGAATTTAGTTTAATCGATAGTTATAAAGATATTATATGAAAAAAGTTTTAATTACTGGAGTAAATGGATTAGTTGGAACACACTTATTAAAAAAGTGTTTAAATGAGGGATACAAAGTAGTGGGCGTTGATTTAAAAAAAGGAAAACACTTACCTTCTACCGGATGGGAATTTGTTCAAGAAGATTTAACAAAACCATTTGCAATAGAATCTTTATTTATAAACAAATTTGATGCTGTATTTAATTGTTTTGGTATAAAAGGTTCTCCTATTAGAGCAAAAGAAAAGCCGGTAGACTTCCTTTATCCATCTTTTAAAATTAATACAGAGATAATCAACCAATGTGCACTAAAAAATATTTGGTTGGTATTCGTCAGTTCAGTTGGAGTTTATGCACCTGCTGAAAAATTTATAGAAGAAGATGTTTGGAAAACATTACCTGGCGAAGCAGATTGGTTTCCATCTTGGAGTAAAAGAATGGGTGAGATATTATTAGAAGCATATAGAGTTCAATACAATTATCACAATTGGGCAATTATCAGACCAGCAAATATATTTGGTGAATATGATGATTTTAGTGGGAAAGGAACTGTGATTGCATCTACTGTAAAAAAGATATTTGAAGAACAGGGTGATTCGATTGAGGCTTGGGGAGATGGTTCACCTATTAGAGATTTTGTGTATGCAGGTGATGTTGCTGAAGCGGTATTTGATTTGTATAATAGGAAACTGCACACAACTATTAACTTCGGGTCAGGTGAAGAAATCACTATTAAACAAATGATAGAAACTCTTATTAGAATTAGTGGAAAGAATTTGGAAATAAGATGGAATACTTCAAAGCCAAATGGAGATTTGAGAAGACAGATGGATACTACTAAGCAAGAGCAATTAGGGTTACTTCCCAAATTAGGATTTGAAAAAGCATTACAAAAAACATATGAATACTACACAACACATAATTTGTAGTGGTTGTTCTTTTACTAATTTTCACGCAACACTCGATAAGAAGAGTGAATTTTGGCCTGAATATTTAGGGGAATACTATAAAGTGTATAACGTTGGTTCACCCACCAATGATATTAAAACCACTATAAGAAGTTTGATATACAAAGCAAATGAATTATTAAAAGAAGGTATAACTGATATTACACTAATGGCATGTTGGACATTTCTTAATAGAGATTCAATATACATTAATAGAATCCCATCTTCAGTAATCCATAAGACCGATTACACTTATACTGATTTTCAAAACGGATTTTATGCATTAAGTGGTAATTTCTTTTTTAATTGGATGAAAGAAGAAGAAGATTTTCAAGATGAAAAAGAATTTTTTACTTCTAAAGCAATGTGGGTTAAATCCGATGAAGAAGATACTCTTTCTTTTTTAGAATGGTTTTATTACTTGATATGCTTTGTAGAAAGTAAAGGTATAAAATTAAAAACATTTTTTATAAAAGATATGTTATCTACCGAAGAAAAAATATTTGAGGGGCAGATAGAAAATAATGAAGTTGTAGATGAGCCATTAAAGTTTGATGAGGTAGAGCCAATATTACAAAAATTACATTCAGAGAAAAAATTTAGTAATAGAGGAAGTTTTAAGCGATTTGAAAACAACCTTTATATTAAAAATTTTTATGATTTAATTGATTGGGAAAAATATTGCTGGTTTTATAAAAATGAGTATGGTCAATTTGGTGGGGTATATGAATGGATTTATGATAATATAGAAACTGATAGATGGGTAGAGGGTAATAAGGTAATCGCAGGTCATCCTTCTCCAAATACATGGAAAAAATTTGTTAATGATATTTTATTAAAAGAAGTTATATGAATAAAGAAAGTAAAATCCTAATATTAGGTGCTACCGGTTTCGTTGGTAGAAATTTGGCAGAAAGATTATACAAAGAAGGTTATACTAATCTTCGTAATCACGGGTATAATCGTAAATTAGAAGGTTTCGGAGAATCAGTTCAAGGAGATTTAAGAGATGAGAATTTTGTTAATCAAATTATGGAAGGGGTTGATGTGGTTTTCCACTGCGCAGCCTCAACTTCTAACGCAGTTGATACAATTTATGCTCCTCTCTTACATGTTACTCCGAATGTTATTATAAACGCACTTACATTAGAGAAGGCGTATAAGAATAAAATTAAGAAATTTATATTCTTATCTTCATCAACAATCTATCCTGAAAGTGGAGAAAGAGCGGTTCTTGAAACTGATAACATCTACGAATCAATTTATAAAACATATTATCCAGTAGGTTGGATGAAAAGATATGCAGAGGTTTTGTGTAAGATGTATTCTGAGATTTTAGTTAATCCAATGCAGACGGTAATCGTTAGACCTGCAAATCTATATGGGCCGCATGATAAATATGATTTAGATAAATGTCATGTTACACCTGCTTCAGTTATTAAAGTTGCAACTAGATTAAATCCAATTCCGGTATGGGGAGATGGAACTGAAATCAGAGACCTCCTTTATGTAGAAGATTTTGTAGAGGCATTGCAGATCATTATGGAAAAAGAAGAAAATCATGAAATTTATAATGTGGGTTCTAACTGTGGGTATTCAGTTAATCATGTAATTAATGTGTTAAAAGAGATAGAAGGATTAGATTCTCCTATTGATTATGTTAATAACAAAGCTCCTATGATTCCGAAAAGATTAATTGATTCATTTAAGATTTTTGATAAGTTAGGATGGAGCGCTAAAACTAATATTTACGAAGGATTGGAGAAAACTTTAAATTGGTATAAGAGTGTTTATCTCAACAAATAAAAAATATATTCTTTGTAGTGGATGTTCATTTACAAATTTAAGACCATTAAACCATTTACATAAAGATTTGTATGATAAAGAGGGTTTACAATGGCCTGAGTGGTTGCAAATTATGCTGGGGGATGATTATATTGTTTTAAATTTAGGTAACCCCACAAACGATAATAACACTATAAAAAGAACCCTTACATATTGGATAGAACACATTAAACGAAATGGTGGTTCTATTCATAAAGTATTTGCACAATGGACTCAACCTTATAGAGATTCTTTTTTAATAACTGATTATAAAGGTGAATTAGAAACTGGATCCCATACTAATAATTATTTACCTACTCCGATTGATTATAAAAAAGAATTTTGGTTTTTAACAGGTGGATATTATGAAGTTAATAATTCAAAGTATATAGGTATTGATAATATTTTAAAAACTTTACATACTAAATTAAGTAAACAACATTCATATTCTTTTATAGAAACGGTAATTGATTTAACCAATTATTTAGAAAAAGAAGAAATAGATTACAATTATTTTACTATAAAAGATATATTTTACGATCCAGAATTTTATTCACACAATGTTTATGAGAGGGAAATATTTTTTAACAAAGATTTAGATTACCATTATAACCAATCTGAATTTTTTAAAATTTATCTAGATAAAATCCCATTCGATAAATTTTGGTTTTATGAAGAAGATGGATTAAAAAAAGGTGGGTTGTATGAATATTCTATACGAAAACAAAATGAAGTTGATGATTACAAAGGATTAAAAAAAATATTATTTAGTGAAAATTTAAGTGGAAAATTTGATTGGTTTGGACACCCATCATCTATAATGAATAAAAAATTTGTAAACGAAGAATTAATAAAATATATAAAATGAGTCAGCCGGAATATACACCTTATAAAGATACTCTTTCCAAAATGATGGAAGAGTTGGCAGAAAAAGAAAATATAATTTTTATAGGCCAACAAATTGTTTATAGAGGAAATCCTATGAGTACTACATTGGATAATGTAGATAAAAATTTAATGATTGAGTTGCCTGTTATGGAGGAAACGCAAATGGGTATGAGTTTGGGATTAGCTATGACTGGAAAATTAGTTGTTACTTTTTATCCTCGATGGGATTTTATTATTTCAGCAACTAATCAATTAGTAAATCATGTTGATAAATTTGAATTGATGGATACCAGTGGATTTACTCCTCATTTATTAATAAGATTAGGTAAAGGTTCTGATAAACCATTAGATCCAGGCCATCAACACAAAGGAAATTATTTAGAAGAGTTTAAAAGTATTTGCAAAAATATTGAGTTTCATGATTTAAAAACTTGGCAAGATATTGAATTATCTTATAAGTATGCTATGAATAATAAGGGAATACATTGTCTTATAGAATATCCTGAATTATACTATGGAGCTTAATTTGATTTATGAAAATAGTGTTAATGGATTAGTTTTACCGAATTGCCAGCCAAAAGAGGTATTTGAATTTTCACGCGATTGGATTATAAAAAATAACTCAAAGGATATGGGTTATTTAATTAAAGATTTATTTAATAAATTTGGTAATAATATAAGTGTACTAACAAGTGGTCTGGGACTTCAAACTATACCTCAAAATGGGTATGATTCCAAAACCGATATAACTGTCAATAGATATTCTATATCTGATGTATTAATGAATCCTCAAAATTATGCTGGAAAAAAATTATTATTTATTATAGAGCCATTTGGTCATATTGACTTTTTTAAAAATAATTTAAACGAAATTAATAAACAATTATTTGAAGATTTAAAAAAAATTAATGCAACCATTATTATAAATTATTCACATGAAGGTCATTTAAATGATTTCTTCATTACTGAAATTTTAAAAACAATTAGTTATAAAAAAATTATTTTTTTATACAACGATTATTTAAATGATTATAAAAAATTCGAATCTAAGAATGTAAAATTTATAAAAGTTAATTACTATCTTAATAGAAGTAGTAGATATTTTCAAACCAATTTTATCGATAATAATGTCAATGAACTTTTAGATTATTCAAAAAAAGAATATTATTTTTTAAGTTTTAATCAATACCCTCACCATCACAGAGTTAAATTAATTTCAGAACTTCATAAAAAAAATATTATAGATAAATTTTTAATTTCGTATAATCCTAAATTTTATGAAGTATTAGGTGGGGCAAGATATGATTTTGAAAATCAATTAAAAGATTTAGGATATATTGATGATTATAATTTTTTTATTTCATTACCTGAGAAAAAAGTAGATTTTGACACTAATTTTCAAATTAGTGGATATGGATTCGAAGATGTGGCGGTATATAAAAAATCTGCTATAAGCCTAATAAGCGATACAATATTTTTCAAAAGACAGGGTTTTATTTCAGAAAAAGTTTTTAAACCAATAATGTATCTACAACCATTCATTATAGCCGGCCCTCCTTATTATTTACAAGAATTGAGAAATATGGGCTTTAAGACTTTTGATGGGTTTATAGATGAAAGCTATGATGCTGAATTAGATGATAAAATTAGATTAGATAAGATTATAAAAGAATTACAAAGAATTTGTGAAATTCCTTTTGAAGAATTAAAAAAAACACTAAACGAAATTGAAGACATTTTATTATTTAATCAAATGAAACTCCTTTCCTTTGATTTTTCAGAATATGAATTACAATGTTTAACACAAATTATAAAACATTCTTATAAAAATGAATCTCAGAAAAATTTATTGTAATGGATGCTCACATAGCGCTGGAGGTGGATTAGAAGTAGATAGATTATTAGATAAAAAAATAACTGTAAGGGATTACTATAAAGAAAAATATAATGTTTATTGGGAGTCTCAATTAGAAACAACTTATATCAGATATATTTCAGATAATTTAGGAATAGAATTTACAAATGAGTCAGCGAGTGGAGGTGGTAGTGAAAGGGTAATTCGTATGGCATATGACTTCATTAAAAAAAATTGGAAGATAAAAGAACAACTCTTTTTAATATTGGAGTTACCTTCGTTGGGTAGGCTCGATTTATTTTCTAAAAAATTGGATGATTATATTATAGCAAACTTACAATTCAATAATAATGATTATCTCGATGATAGTATAAGTAATTTATATGGGACTAGAGGATATTACATAAATGAATATTATAATGATAATTCTGAAATAACCCATCCTCTTAAATCTTATTATAATAATTTTTTTAGTAGAAAGCAGCAATTTGCAAAAGTAGGTAGGGAAATAAATACCTTTTTTTCATATCTCAAATATAATAATATAAAATTTATATTTTTTACAGGAGAGTTCTCCCCTATTATTGATACTTATTTTAAAACTAACAATTTACTGAAATTAAAAGTTGGTAATATAGTTATAGAGGATTTACACGAGTTTGCTATACAAACCAAATCTACAATTGCGGAAGAATGTGATTTCCTAACTACTGATTTGCATCCCGGTTATTTCTCTCATAAAAACTTTGGAAATCTATTAAGTAGTTACATAATTGAAAATTACGAGATTTTTTGATATTTATAATGGTATATGAATCAGCTAGTAAAATTTTTGTTTGAATCGATTATGGGGGAGCAGACCTCCAATAAGGTAGTGGTGTATTCGGGTAGATTCCAGCCATTCCACAAGGGACATTTTGCAACTTATCAGGGACTTGTAAAGAAATTTGGTAAGGAAAATGTTTATATAGGAACTTCCAATAAAACCGATAATGTTAAATCTCCTTTTGGGTTTAAAGAGAAGAAATATATAATGAATAAAATGTTTGGTATCCCTACCAGCAAAATTATTCAAATTAAAAACCCATATGCTCCTACTGAAATTTTAGATAAGTTTGATTCAAAAACAACAGCTTTCATTACTGCCGTTGGGGAAAAAGATGAAATGAGATTAGGAGGGAAATACTTTGAAAAATATTCCGATAGTAAAGAATTAGAGGGTTATTTGGATAAGGGATATGTTTATATATCACCATCCCAACCAAACGCTATTAGTGGAACTGATGTTAGAAATTGGTTAGGTAGAGGGGATGATAAGAGTAGAAAAGATGGGTTTATGAAGGCCTATCCTAAATTTGATGAAAAGATTTTTAAACTAATCACTTTAACTCTTAATAAAATCACAAAGGAGGGTATTGTTGAAACAAGTTTAGGTGGATACGGTGCAGATGAGGGGGAGCCTGCTACTATGTATATACCTGATGGTACTAAAAGAATTTTGGATAAAGGAAAACCGGAGCCGTGGTTTAAACAATTGGGATTTACTCAAATTGATAAACCTAAAGCAGATCCTATGAGGGGTAAAGGAAAAGCCAAAGATAAAGAATCATCATTCAGAAAGGTATATTATAAGGTTACTAATATGGTAACATCTGATTTAAAACCTGTTGAAAAACCAAAGGGAGTTGATAGTTGGAAAAAAATTAAAGAAGATGTAATTCCTGGTGGATTATCAAGTGGAAAAACCTTAATTGATTTGGCTAAAAAATGGGATGAAAAGGGATACTATGACCCAAAACAATATGCAAGAGAATATATCAAACCTAAATTAATGAAGGGTATTAAGGTTGAAATGGAGCATACAAATGATGTTCGTATTGCAACTGAAATTGCTATGGATCATTTATGGGAAGATATTAACTATTATGAAAAACTTGCCAAAATTGAAAAAAATACCAATGAAGAATTAAATCCTAATGAAAAGGAAATGATTGATGGGATAGTGGATTTATTAATTCAGGTTAAAGATATTGATAATAGAAGAAAGATGGTAATCAATACTTTAAAAGATTTTGATGAAGAAGAAATAGATGTGGATAGAGAAGAATTTTTTAAAAGATGTGGGATTAATGAAGCAACTTCTTCTGAGATTATAAAAGATTTGGATAAAGTTAAAACCGATTTACTTAAGCAAGTAGATATTTTAATTGCTAAAAAGAAAAAACTTTATTCTAATGTGGATATTGAATCCCCAATGAGTGCAGATGAAAAGAAATTAGATAAAGATATTGCAGATTTGTTTTCTAAAATAAATCAATTAGTTCTTCAGAAAAGAAGTTTGAAAAAAGAATCGATATTATTGGAAGGTGGTGCATATGGACATATGAACCATCCCTTTGATATTGAAATGAATCTTACATTTGGTGATTTAAAAAATATTGTTAAGAACGCATTGAGTGGTAAGTTGGAGTTGGCAAGAGAAAAAACCGATGGACAGGCTTTGGCGGTTAGTTGGGTAAATGGTAGATTAGTTGCAGCCCGTAATAAATCACATCTTAAAAATAGAGGTAAAGATGCGATGAGTGTGCAAGATGTAATTAGTAAATTTGCGGGAAGAGGTTCGGTATCAGATGCATTTAGTTTTGCAATTAAAGATTTGGAATCCGCGATTAAAGGATTATCGGAAACAAGTAAAAAGAAGATATTCAAAGATGGTAAATGTTTTATGAATTGTGAAATCATTTATCCTGAAAATACAAACGTAATACCTTACGGCCAATCTCTTTTAGTATTTCATGGAACTATGGAATATAATGAAGAAGGAAATGCAATAGGAGAAAATTCAGAATCAGGAGCACAATTAGCATCAATGGTTAAAAAGATAAATGCGGATGTTCAATCTAAATTTAAACTTCAAGGGCCTCCGGTTCAAAAACTTCCTGTAAATAAAGACCTTAAAGCGAAACAAGGTATATTCTTATCTAAAATTCAATCATTGCAATCTGAATTTGGATTAACTGATAAAAATGGTGTAGCAGATTATCATCAGGCGTGGTGGAAACAATTCATTGAAAAAAACACCAGTGGGCTGGATGAGCAACAAAAAATTGGATTGGTTAAGAGATGGGCGTTTGGGGATAAGGGATTCCGAATCAAAGATATTAAAGATGATAAGAACAGAGAGTGGGCTGAAAAGATAGAAAAACAGGATCAACAAAAAATAACAAAAGAAAATCTTCTTAAATTTGAAACTATATTTTTAGGAGTTGGAGCAGAGGTATTATCATTTATGACTTCGGTATTGACTGTTAATCCAGATGCGGCTAAACAACAAATGGTGGGTAGATTGGAAACAGCAATAAACTCAATTAAGGCTACCGGTGATGCTAAAAATTTAGATAAATTGGAAATTGAATTAGCTAGAATAGAGGCTTTGGGCGGATTCGAAAAAATTGTCCCAAATGAGGGTATAGTTTTCAATTATAAAGGTAACACATATAAATTGACTGGGGCATTTGCACCATTAAACCAAATTTTAGGAATATTCACATTTAGTAGATAATGGAATTATATACGTCCAAATTAAGTTTTGATACGAATGAGTTAATTAATGAAATTAATTTATATTACGACACTTCATCAGTATCAAATGATAATTTAAAAATGGAAAGTTTTGATACAGATGTTACTAAGTTTAGTAGATTAAAATATTTCAATCAAAATGTTTTGTCAATTTTTGAAGATGTGAAATTTGAAAATATTTATCTTTTCTTCGCTCAACCTTCAGGTGGGTTACATTGGCATAAAGACGGTGGCTCTCATTATAGAAGGTTTATTTTTCCAATGGCTTCAAATGAAAGTTGTATTAATCATTTTAAAATTGATGATATAGAACACCAAATGAGATTTTTAGATGGAAAGGTTCATTGGTTCGATTCTCAGAAAATTGAACATACCATTGTAAATAATGGTGATACGACAAGGGTAGCTTTTTTATTTGATGTAGTGTATTCTGAAGATAGTTTTGAAAAAATATTAAAAAATCATTTCGATAAAACCGAAGTATTCATTTAATTGTTCCAATTCCAAATATTTATACAATATAAAATTAGAATAAATTGTTTGATAAAATTATATTAGGAGAGTGTATAATTGTATCCAAAGAAATTGGTGATAAATTCATACTTGCCAAAAATAGAGATAGAGCATACAATCCTCAATTGGAGATTGTTCATACCCTTATAGATGGGGTAGAGGTAGTTTACCTTCATGATATTATAACTGATTGGAGCGAAGGTATGAATGAGTATGGTATAGGAATAGTTAATACCGCTTTGATGGTTGGTTATGATGAAGAAGAGAAGAAGATAGTAAAGAAAAAAGGTAAACCATCTAAGGATGGGGCAAAGATAAGAAAAGCATTGGGTTCATCTAACCTAAAAGAGGCAATTAGATATGCAGTTCAATATGAAGGTGGAATCAAAGGGCATACATTTGTATCATCCCCTAAAACTACAATATCAATTGAAACAACTTCTAAGCACAATCCTAAAATTGATTTAATAAACAGAGAAAATCCTTCAGTTAGAACTAATCATGGACATTATTATACTGATGCGGGATATACCGATGGGCCTGATTATAAGAGTTCAATTGTAAGAAAGATAAGTGCTGAAAAGCAAATGGATAAAGCGGATGATTGGAATCTAATCGCTCCATTAATGAGAAAGAATTTTTATAAAAATGATTCTCCTCTTAATATGAAGAGGGATACTAAAAAAATGAGCACTTCATCTCAGTTGGTGTTAAATTTAACTGATAAGATATTTCAGCTTCACTATTTTGAAAATAAAGTAGAATCATTTGAGGGAATTAAGGTAAATCTACCGGAAGGATATACTCCTAAAATTAAGATAGAGGTTAAAAAAGTATCTTAATCAAATTTATTTTTATATATATAAATATATACAATGGTTATGGCAAAGGAATTTAAAAAGAACCTAATGCATAAAACCCGCCGAGAATTGGTGGATTATGTATTCAGAGGGGAAGACCCAAATAAGAAGTTCGGATACGAAAAAACTGAATCTAAGGTAAAGAGAGAAATTGGTGAAAAGTGGGAAGATGAATTTTATCAATATGAACAAAAAGAAGGATTTGTTTTAAAAACCGGAAAGAATCACGAGGCATTTCAATCAGCAAGAGAATTTTTAAGAGAAAAAGAAAATTGTTTGAATCATAGTTGTAAAAAAGAACAATATGGTTCAACTGATAAGATATTAATATCTCAATCCGGATTTTGTGTAGATTGTAATGTTGAAATGGATTCAGAGGCTCAAAAGTTGGGAGTATTTGAAGAATATAAAAATTTTAGGTTATTTAGAAGAGCTATTGCAAGTGCTAAGGAAGCTAGAGCTATGATAGAAGATGGCATCAGGGAATTGAAGCCACACTATGAGCAAGTATTGGAAGATGGTAGAATTGAAATTTGGCATTTACCGAAACCAATGGATGAGATGAAGGCGGATATGGAATTGGAAATAGCAAATATAGATAAAGGATTGGTAGAATTAGAAGAGGATATAGTTATTTATGAAAATAAATTAAGAGAAATCGACAATCCAATACTAAATAAAATTTTTGATGCAAGATAAAGGATTATCATTAAAGGATGTAATCAAAGAAGAATATAAGAAATGTGCGGCTGACCCCGTTTATTTCATGCGAAAGTATTGTAAAATTCAACATCCTACTAAAGGTAAGTTGAGGTTTGAATTGTTTCCTTATCAGGAAAAAACACTTCGCGAATTTAAAGAACATAGATACAATATAGTTCTAAAATCCCGTCAAACGGGTATCTCCACATTAACGGCTGGTTACTCTTTGTGGAAGATGATATTCAATCAAGATTATAACGTACTTGTTATTGCGATTAAACAAGAGGTTGCTAAGAACTTAGTAACTAAGGTGAGGGTTATGTATGATAACTTACCTAGTTGGTTAAAGGTAGCAACACAGGAAGATAACAAACTGTCATTAAGATTAGTAAATGGTTCACAAGTAAAAGCAATTCCATCTTCTCCAGATGCAGGTCGTTCTGAAGCCCTATCCCTATTAGTAGTGGATGAGGCGGCTTTCGTACCGGATATCAATGAGATTTGGGCATCAGCAACTCCTGCTCTATCAACGGGTGGTAGTTGTATAGCACTTTCTACTCCTAATGGTGTGGGTAACTGGTTTCACCAACAATGGGTTGGAGCCGAAGAACAAACAAATGAATTTAACCCAATCTATTTACATTGGACAGTTCATCCAGAAAGAGACCAGAGATGGAGAGATGAGCAAACAAAAGTATTGGGAGATAAATTGGCGGCACAAGAGTGTGATTGCGACTTTATATCTTCCGGTGATACGGTAATTGCTCCTGAACTTTTAATGTGGTATAAGGAAACTTTTGTTAAAGACCCAATTGAAAAGAGTGGGTTTGATGGAAACTATTGGAAATGGGAATATCCAGATTATAATAAATCTTATATGATAGCGGCCGACGTGGCGAGAGGTGATGGTTCAGACTATTCCGCTTTTCATGTATTTGATATAGAGAATAATGTGCAGGTTGCAGAATATAGAGGTAAAATGGAAACTAAGGATTATGGTAATTTCTTAGTTGCAGTTGGAACTGAATGGAACAACGCACTTTTAGTAGTGGAAAATGCAAATATTGGTTGGGCGGTTATTCAACAAATCATAGATAGAAATTATCAAAACCTTTATTACCAAACTCAAGATTACAAATACATTGATATTGAAAAACAATATACAAATAAATTTAATGCAGAAGAAAGAAGACAGGTTGCTGGATTCACTACATCTGCTAAAACCAGACCATTGATTATATCCAAATTAGATGAGTATTTCAGAAATAAAGAGGTAGTGGTTCAGTCCTTAAGATTAATTGATGAGTTGTTTACCTTTATATGGCTAACAAATAGAGCTGAAGCTATGAGAGGTTATAACGATGACTTGGTAATGTCGTTTTCAATTGGATTGTGGGTGAGAGATACTGCACTTCGTTTAAGGCAAGAAAGAATGGATTTAGCGAAAGTTGCAATCAATTCTATTTCTACAACTGGTTTTTCTATGGGTTCTGCTAATGAAAGAATGAGGGGAAATCCGTATGAAATGAATATTGGTGATGGAAATGAAGATATAAGATGGCTCTTCTAATATTTATATGTATGAAAATCTTAGTAGAAAATATTGAAACAATAAATGAAGGGTTAAGATACCACTTAAATACTGGTACACCTATTCATGAATCAATTTATAGATATGGTTCATCTAAGTACTTTGAAATGTTTAAAAGTGCGAGAGAACTTTATAAAGAGAATAAATTGGTTTTAGAAAATGCTCAAGATAAGTGGTTTATCAAAGAAACTGATTTAGGCGAAAAAGCAATTTTTGAAGGTAAAGAAGTTTGGTTAGATTTTCCTATTTTAGAAGCTGAACATCAGGGAGAAGATGTGGAATTGAACAAACCTAAAAAAGGTGGGCCTAAAAAATTCTATGTTTATGTGAAGGATGGAGATAGTGTAAAAAAAGTGACTTGGGGTGATACAACTGGATTAAAGGTTAAAATAAACGATTTGGAAGCAAGTAAAGCATTTGCAGCTAGACACAATTGTGATACCGAAAAGGATAAAACATCTGCGAGATGGTGGGCGTGTAACCTACCGAAATACGCTAAACAATTAGGGTTATCAGAACCGGCTTACAGATATTGGTAAATTAAATAATTATTCGTATATTCGTATGATAAATGAGAAGTATTATGATATTTTTTTGAATAATACGAAAAGATATAGGGTTTTTAAGGAAGAGGTTGATGAAAGGGAACTGATGTGGCATCAGGATGAGTGGGATAGGAAAATTTTGGTTTTGGGAGGAAAGGATTGGAAAATTCAATTTGATGATGAATTACCTTTGGAGTTAAAAGAAGGAAGTGAAATTCAAATAGAAAACCATAAATTTCATAGAGTTATTAAAGGAAACGGTAATTTGATTATTAGAATTATTGAGATAAATAAAAATTAAAATGGCAGAAAACACAAATAATTCGTTTTTCGAAAGAATGAGAAAATTATTCTCTACTAATGTTATCATTAAGAGAGAAGATGGAAAAACGAAAGTTGTAGATACCGAACAAAGTCAATCTCAATCTAACCTTAAATCAATAAAGGATAGATTTTATAAATTACAAACGGGGTATCAATACAACGCATTACAAACACAACTTTCTTATCAGACAATTAGAAGAGAGTTATTTTTAGATTACGATGCAATGGATCAAGACCCAATCATCGCATCTGCACTAGACATTTACGCAGATGAATCTACTACAAAAAATGAATTTGGTGATGTATTAACAATTAAAACATCTAACCAAAATGTTAAAGAAGTACTCCATAATTTATTCTATGATATTATGAACATAGAATTTAATTTGTGGCCGTGGGTTAGAAACCTTTGTAAATATGGAGACCAATTTTTAGTATTAGAAATAGTAGAGGGTGAGGGTGTGGTAAACGTATTCCCTCAATCGGTATATCATACCATAAGAACTGAAAATCCACATGACCCATCTAGAATCAATAGACATGAAACTGGAATAAAATTCACAGTTGATCCTGATTATTTAGGTAAGAAGGAGTATGATAATTATGAGATGGCTCACTTCCGTTTGTATTCTGATACTAACTATCTACCTTATGGTAAATCTATGGTTGAAAATGGTAGAAGATTATGGAAGCAAATCACATTGATGGAAGATGCGATGATGATACATCGTATTATGAGAGCACCTGAAAAAAGAATATTCAAAATTGATATAGGTAATATCCCTCCTCAGGAAGTGGATAACTATATGCAAAAAATTATCAATAAGATTAAGAAAACTCCATTCCAGGATCAAAAGACTGGAGATTATAATCTTAAGTATAATATGATGAACATCACCGAAGACTTCTTTATGCCAGTTAGAGGTGGGGATAGTGGAACTCAAATAGATACTTTAAGTGGATTAAATTATGCGGCAATTGAGGATATTGATTACTTAAAAGCAAAATTATTCGCAGCGCTTAAAGTTCCAAAGGCTTTCTTAGGATATGAAGAGGATATCAATGGTAAGGCTACTTTGGCAGCCGAAGATATTCGTTTTGCTAGAACTATTGAGAGAATTCAAAGAGTAGTGGTATCAGAATTAACTCAGGTTGCAATTGCACATTTAATTGCTAATGGATTCGAAGGTAGTGATGTAGTGGATTTTTCACTAGAACTAACCAACCCATCTACTATTTATGAGCAGGAAAAAATCAACTTATGGACTGAAAAAGTGAGATTAGCAACTGATATGAAAGCGTTAAAGATGATTTCAAACGATTGGATTTATAAAAACATATTCAAATTATCAGATGATGAGATCGCGGAAAATAAAGAAGATGTTGTAATTGATACATTTGATTTGAATAGATTAACTAAAATAGAAAATGAAGGTGTTGATCCATACGAAGAACAACCACAAGAGGGGCAGCCACAAGAAGAGCAACCATCGATGGGGGGAGAAGAACAACAACCGACCGAACAACCGCCTGCAGAAGGAGAGCCAGTTGTAGCAGAAGGAGAGCCAGTTGTAAAAGATAAAGCTGAAACTTCAGCAGAGAATGGAAAAGAAGGTGGCAGACCTCCTATGACAGGTGATAAAGGAACTGATGAAAATGCGTTTGGGAGAGACCCATTAGGTAAAGACGATATAACTCGTAACTTTGGAAGAGAGACTAGAAAGGAGAGATTGGCATCCAAATTAAAAGATGTTTCTGAAAAAGAAAGATTTTTAAAAGATACGATTAGAAAAAAGATTCAGGCCCGTTATGATAAAAAGAATGGTAAAAAGGTTCTAAATGAGGATATCGAAACACAAAATGATGATACGGGTTCTCTTTTAGATGATAAAAATATTTTGAACGATATCTAAAATTTAGGTAATCGTAAGTTATTTAATATTTATATTATGTAAATATTTACATATATAATAGACAAAACAGACGTTTGTAATGAAAGTTAAACACTCAAAGTTTAAAAATACGGCTATTTTATTTGAATTATTGGTAAAACAAATTACGCAAGAAGTATTGTCCAATTCAACTAAAAACCTATCAGAAAAGATTATTAAGGAATTTTTTAACTCTAGAAAAGAGTTAGCTAAAGAACTTAAATTATACAATTGGATTGTTAAAGAAAGATTCTCTAACAATGATGATGCTAAGTTATTCCTTCAAGAAGTAATCGAAGAAAGGAAGAAATTAGATGAATCTAAATTGGCTAAGGAAAAGTATAACCTTATTAAAACAATCAAAGAATCGTATGAATTGGATAAATTCCTTTCATCTAATTTACAAAATTACAAATTATTAGCTTCAATATACAAAGTATTTGAAAGTAAAACTCAGGGTAGAAAGGTTGAGATTAGAGATTTTATTGAATCTAATAATACCATTTTAGAGCATATTACAAATGTTAGACCTGTAAACAAACCTCAGGATAAATTATACGAGGAATTCAAAAAACAATCTGAAGATTTAAGATTACTTACATATAAATTATTAATTGAAAATTTCAATAACAAATATTCTAATTTGGATGATTCTCAAAAAGGTCTTTTAAGAGAATTCATCAATAATGTTTCAAATACTTCCACTTTTTCTAAATTTATTGGAGAAGAAACTAAGAAAGTTTTATCACATTTAGTATCGGAATCAAAAGATATTACTGATAAAGTAACAAAAATCAAAATTTCAGA